CCGTTAAAATAGAAGGTTTTACAAGCGATCCCAATAATATTAGTTGTTTTATGATGCTTAATGGATCTGTTTACCAATGAGCTTAGCACCAAGTCAATCAATATTAAGAGTTAAAGAAGGATATATTTACGGCTGGAGTGGATCTAAAAGCTTAACATCTTCAGCCATCACTCTTTTAGACTATACAACCCCGAATGATTACTTCTTAACGAGAATAATGTTAGGTTTAGACTGGTCTGGTATGGGTGCCAGTGAAACACTTAGCTATAGCATAAACGTTGACGGAATCGGTTTGTTTGTTGAAAAGATTGTTATTGGTGATATTGGTGTCGTTGGTGGAATTATGCAACCTAAAATGCTGGAGTTTGTTATACCACCTAATTCAACTGTAAAAGTACAGGGTACACAATCCGCTAATAATGGATCTATATCATGTATGTTAACAGGTTACAAAATATGAGTCTAGAGCATAGTATAATACAGCCTGGCGAATGCGTTTTGTGCTTAAATCAAAAAAAACCATATAGAGGTATATAAACGATGAAAATACCAAAAGACTTCGATTCTTTAATGAAAAATATAGATCTTAATAGAATATTTTTAGGTGTAATCCCTGCTTTAGCCAATAATACGCTTGTTATTGCGGGTGTTTGGTTCTTATTAAGTAAGTATTCTACTACTATTAACAGATTAAACACACCAATAGCAATGGCAGAATTCGTGCCAACTTTAGATCTAAATTTGCCTGCTGGAGTTACTTTAGGTGCAATGATTGACAAAAGCGAAGATACAATACTAGCGTATAATTTTTTGAAAAGGGGCGCTTTAGATATTGACTTACCCGATGCACCAACTAAAGAAGATGTCGAAAAATTATTTAAACCACTGACAGAAGAGGCAACTGATTTTATTAATTGGTTAACTGGTAAATGACAGATACAACATTCGCAATTATTTGGATATTGTCCTTCTTTTTATATTTATTAATTTATACGTACCATATTCCGCGTATGACTCAAAAACGTATTGAGGTTTGGTTAAGAGATTCAGAAAGCGACGAAACTTTACTTTTAGCTTTGGATGTAATTGTTAAACGTATTAGAGAGCAAACCTTAATAGATTTTGACGAGTTTATGTTACCGCGAGCACGTGAGAGTTTACAAAAATTCTGGAGTGGTGCAATGGGTAATGCTGTTAAAGAAATTGGTAAAACTGAAGAGGGATCTAAGCTTTCGATGTTGTCTAATATGGCAGACTCATTAAAAGATGAGAGTTGGTTTGTACAAGCCTTTGCGAGTAAAATGTTACCCATTATAGAGAAAGCAACCAAAACGCAACCGAACGCAAAGAAAGTGCTCGATACTGCAATGGGATTGCAGAAATAACGCAGTTTAACGCACTAGAAACGCAGAAATCCCTTACTAAACGCAGTTATTAGCAATGTATTTGTATATATTATATATTTATTTAGTTATATGTATGTATAATAGGTATTAGGGGTACGTTTCAGGGAAAAGAAACCGTGTGGTTTATATATTACTTTTTATAATAAGAATTATCGCAAGTAATTTAGGGAAATTGATTTAGGCAAACGGATAATACATACATATAATTAATATAGCCAAGTCTTTAACGAATTATGGGACAAGTCGGCAGACCAGCAGAAAAAGACAGCAGTGGAAACGAAATAAGCAAATGTTTAGTTAACGTAACTATACCAACTAAATTAAGGGACTTTCTGAAAAGTAAAAACGTGAACAGATCTAAATTATTCACCAAAATAGTAAAAAAGATGTATAATAAAGAAATTTGTCACTTATGTTATGGAAATAATATACGTGAAAGTATAGTTGGGTTTTGTTGCGAGGATTGTGAAATAAACCCTAAACTACAGGGAACTTATGTATTTTGGTTATATCTAAAAGACTGTGAGAACTGTAATAGTGAATATCAACCACCATACAACCGCTTTTGTCAATCAAAAGACATTGAAAAAGGCTGTTATGATTGCATAAGAAAAGAAGACAGGCTGTAAACATGCCTATGTGTAACTGTAGACTTTGCGCTAAAAGAATCCGAGTCCCCCCAAACAAACCAAACCCGACGTATTTATGTCGCGAGTGCTGGCTTGAAAAAAGACGAAGATTAGCAATAAGAAAAAAATTAGATGGCACCCTTTAGATATTAATACTAAAAGCAAATAGATAGCCTAATGGTATTGCGTGCAAAGAGAGCCAAAAACGGCCGTATGATGTACTTTAAAGATAACAAACTTATCTCTAAAGCTCGGTATCTGTCTGCCAAGTCTCGCTCTAAAGGCTCGAAAAGGCGATCTACAGCACGCAAACCAACTATAAGGAGAAATAATAAAATGAAAAAAGGTTTACCACACCCAAGCGTAACTGGTATGGCGTCGGGTTTAGCAATAGCTTCATACCTAAATGCTGGAGGGACTGAAACAGGTTTTGCTGGTAGGTCTGTACAAATGGATGGAGTCATTAAAGATATAACCGACGGCCAACTAGGTCAGGCATTCAGTACTTTATCAGCTAACGCAATTAATATGATCGGTACCAATGACGGCCGTAAGACATTAGTTACCGCTGGAGGCATTGCGCTACTTGGCGCGGTTGCTCGAAGGCAGTTTCCACAACTAAAATTGGGAGGATCGAAATTATTTTTTCGATTATAATCTAAATGTCAGCAACAACAATAACACGAACTTTTGACAGCACGCCCGTAGATAAAGCGTATTTTTCCTTAACGGATAATATGCTAAGTTCTTCATTAGGAAATATTCAGGTTCCGCAGGGATCTACTAGAATTTCTAGAGTGGATTATACCTTCGCTTGTTTTAATCCAAAAGGATACGCAGTAGTATGTCGGCTTTTAGGAAGTAATATGAGTGAACAAAACTTTACCTTAATGGGTGTAGATGGTGACGGTACCGCTGACAGTGGAATCGTTAATACTTCAGGTTCACAGGATACAGCCTTTCCTCTAACCGGTGTTAATAATATAGATCTTCAAATTGCAATTCAGTTCGCTAGTGGCGGGTCAACAACGGCATCCTCTGGTAGTGTAACTCTGTATTTTGAATAAGTATGACTACTAAGACTCGGATAGGTTCTAACGCCATATTTACAGGCCCTCAGCAAGGTTTAACCATAATAGGTAATCACTGTTATGCTTATAGCGGTGGATTAGAAATTGATAACGACCCTGATGTCACTATGCTTGAATTTACAACAGGTAAACAATACATAATTGCTAAATTAAGTTTTGGAACTCGTGATACTGACTTAAGCGTGAATACTCATATAGGTTATGAGATTTATTTTAATGGGAGAATTGTATTTACAACATTCTCTTTAAGCGATAGTGATGGTACTTTATTTTATGATGGTGCTTGTTTCCCTCAAGAAATACTTATTCCCCCATTAACAGCCGTTAAAATAGAAGGTTTTACAAGCGATCCCAATAATATTAGTTGTTTTATGATGCTTAATGGATCTGTTTACCAATGAGCTTAGCACCAAGTCAATCAATATTAAGAGTTAAAGAAGGATATATTTACGGCTGGAGTGGATC